TGACTAAAGCTGCTGTTGTTGGTGGATTGCAAGGTATTGTAAGTCAGCCGCACCGTTGGTCTGCAAAAGTTGGTTTGCATCCTTATGTTGGTGAAGCTGGAGATTTGAATCCTGCTGCCATGATCGCTAAACGCGGAGCAGGTAAAGTCAATCTTATTGATCCTGCAAAGCAGGCTGCTTATGATGAAGCATCTGCTAAGATTGCTACGAAACAGCAAGAACTAGCCGCCAAGCAAACTGAACTTAAAGCACGAATGGCCGAACATCAGGATGCTGCGCTTCTTGAGGTTCAGAAGCTTGGTGCGGCTGAATTACAAAAACAAATTGACGAGACACAAGCACAGCTTGATGCGCTTAAAGAAAAGGCTTCAACACAATATACTCCTCTTTCTGCGTCTGATGAAATGAAGGCGTATGTTGAACAACAAGCCGCCGCTAAGGGCGTAACTGAACCTGTTGAATGGCAAGACACAGGACACAAACCTGAAGATGGTAAGTTTGGAAGTTTTTCTTCTGATGGTCGTAAAATTACTGCTAGCACTGATGCTGGTCTTGTAGATGCAAAAGGCAAAGCTGGTCCATCATATAATCGTGACGCGGCTGGCAAAGGCGTTGCATCAACCGGTGTGCATGAAACTATGCACGCTCAGTGGTATAATCTTGAAAATACTCCTGAATATCAAGAGAATGGCCTAGCTGCTGGAATGAAGAAGGCTGTTGAGAATTCTGAGGGCTATAAAAATCGTGTTGATTCTGGAGAATTTGGAACATCTGATAAAGATAAAGCATTTGCTGCTGCGATGTCTCCAGAAGAATATGCTGTCATTCATGGCACTCGTAAGTTCTTCGCTGATCCTTTGAATGAGGGTAGGCAACTATTTGAAGAACGTAATGCTGTTCGTCGTATTAAACGTGGCGAAGGTTCGCTTGAAGATGCACTTCGTGTTCAAGACATGATGTATCGTTACGATCGTAATCAAGGCGCTGAACGTGGTGCTGCTGGTGGGGCAACGAAAAACAGTCTGCGTTCTGATACTGATGCGGCTATTAAAGCAGAACTTGAGAGGCCCAAAGTTCCCGTTCAAGCTGAGTTTAATCTTCAGCCGCACAATGAATTGTCACGTTGGAAAGAGGCTAACTTCCCTGAACCGTCTCTCAAAGAGCAGGAAGCAAAGCGTCAAGCTGCTGAAAAAGCAAAGATCGACAGAGCTGAATTTAAGAAATGGTTGCAATCACAAAGTAAATTTTCAGCGGCGGCTGATGAGCCAGTTGGTGTCGATAATCTAATGCATGATGCTTTGGATAATTCTAAACGTGAAAAGTTTCAACAAGATTTCTTTACGCGTTATCCAGCATTATCAGGTAAGCCACTTAGACTTTGGAACAATGAAAAACTCGCAGAATGGTTCGGTGTTTCTCGACAGAAGATAACTAACGCTAGATCACGTGGCGTTAACTTTGACACCTATCAACCTAATGCGTATTCTGTTCGTAACGAAGAAGGTAAACTTGAGCCGCGCGATCGTCCACAAAATGATACATTGAATGATGACGCTTTTAGCACACCAGAGGCTTATGCAGAACTCCAGAAAGCTGTAAGTAATGCTTTGTTTCCAGTTAAAGTGGGTGGTCACGGTGCTCGTGGTGAGAAGACTCTCAAGACTGCCTATAACATTGACGGTGTAAAGACTGATTATGTTCCGACATACATCAACAATATGGTTAATCGCGTTCGTGAACGTCTTGCTTCTGAAGGTTTGAGACCAGCAGAAGGTGAAGAAGTTCGCCGCAATGTTTATCGTAACGCTTCTCGTATTGCTCAGAAATTGATGCACGAAGATGTGCAGCAGATTATTGCTCGCCAAGATTTTGAACGTGAACAGACTTCTAAAAAAGCTGGTGTGATGATGCCGGAGAAAGCAGTTGCACCGAAAACGAACGTTGTTGACTTCAAACAATTTGGAGAGTTGGAAAATCTTGCTAAACACTGGTTGCACACAGAAGGTCCCAGTGCTCCTGAAACTGCTAACGCTTTGAGAAATCTTAACGAAGCTTACACTAAAGCTGGTCTATCAAAGACACAGATTGGTGATCGTGTAAAAAATATAATGCTTGGAGAACAGCGTGACATTATTAGCCAAGATGAGTCTGGAATGCGCGAGCGTCATATTTATGATGACAGCGGTCTCGAAGATAAATACTCGGAGGCGGCTGATGAGCCTGTCGTATTTTCTACGTCATTTGAGAAAGAACTTGAGAAGCCTCGTCCATTTAATTTGCAGGTTGGCAAAGATGGAAAACTTACGTCCATTGATTTAATCCATGCGATTAAAAAGTTGCCACCAATCGAACAAGACTTGTTAAATACTGCTGGTATCAAGGATAAACTTAGTGTTCAGTCCCGCATTAGTGCAGATGATTTGAAGCGCTGGGTTCAGGAGAATGGACCGAAAGTTGAGGTTAAGAGCTATGGCGCGGAAGGAAAGGTTAGTGAGGCGGCGAAGGAACTGGGAAGGATGCAGCATGAGTGGTGGGATAACCTAGCTGATGCACATAAAAAAGATATAGTAGCATGGTATAATAAAGAAAAACCAGTAATGTCTGTCTCAGAAGCTGACCAACAAAAAGCTGTGCGTTTCTTTGAGCTGCGTAAAATAGCTGGAAACGAATCAAATGACACCACCCCCAAAATGACCGACCTGCAAGTCGGTGCATACGAGCACGTCTCTCCCAAGTCCACAGAAGAACCAATGCCGGAGTGGACAACGAGTGCGAGGGAGGCGAATGGAATAAAAGTGTATCATAAAGGCAGATACTCACCAACTGGAGAAAACCCTCCACTAGCCAGTGGATACTGGACACCTATACACGTAGGTAATGAAAAAACACTAAAAAACGTAATAGGATATGGTGACGTAAAAGAATACTACCTAAACGGAAAGAACAAACGCGTAACAGATGATGAAGCAAATGACATAGCTTATATGCGCAAACTAGCCGAAGAAGGCTACAAGTATGTAACATACAAGAATGAGCATGAAATGGGTGGTGATAGCTATGCTGTGCTAGACCATACTGCACTGTCTAAAACTCAAAACAACGCACCCAAGAATGTGCAGAGGGTGGATGTGGTGATACCTCAGCCAAAAGTAACACCAGAACAAGTAGCAGCTAAAATGCGTGCTGATGGCTACTCCGAAAAAGAAATACAGCGCGACATGTATAATACTGCACAAGCGATAGCCGAAGGTAGAATAACTGTGCCAAGCACAGGAAAGAACGGAGACCCTGCATGGAACGTGAAATGGCAACCCGACAACCTCCACGAACAGCACCCCAACACTCTAGGATGGGCTGCGATACAGTATGAGACTGGGCCAAATGGTGAGAAGATAGCGCATATCTTTGAAGTGCAGAGTAGGTGGGGGCAGACTGTGCGTAATGCAAGAACTAATCCAGAAGAAGCAACTGGATACGAACGCACAGCTAAAGACCATCCTCTCCTCCGTGACTACAACCGTCTAATCCTCAAAGCCGCTATCGAACAAGCACGTAAAGAAGGTGCTACGCATATAGTGGTGAGTGACAAGCACACCGCACTAATGTCAGAGCACCTAGACGAACAAGCGCATCATACTGAGCGCACCTTCAAGACTGAAAAAGAAGCAGAAAATGAACTAGACAAAATACAGGAAATACCTTCTGCTTCTGGTGACTATGAATCCGCCCGCGTAGAACAAGATGGAGATAAATGGAAAGTGATAGTGCCGAAGTCTGCATGGAAAGCATATGGTGGTGAGCCTCATCTACGCTCTCTCGGCTATGAACTAGAACGTGAACCAGGTTTCCGACATAACTATGACACGGATATGCCGCAAATCATGCGTGAACTAACCGGTAGCAAAGGTGAGAAGGTGAGTCTTGGTGAGCATAAGAATGCTTTTGAAACACGTGGTGCATATCCAGACGAAGGTGGCGTTGGTTCTATAACTACTGACATACCACGTCAAAATCTCATCTTCCGCAATCCAGACGGAACTCCTAAAACTGACGTATCAGGAATGATGTATGACATTTCTGCACCAGCCGCCCGTCGTGCTTTAGGTGAGAAGTTTTCATTAGCTGAACGTAGATTTTCTGAGGCGGCTGATGAACCAATCGATCCTAATCGTTTTGACAAAACCAAACAAGGTTTCATTGAAGCTCTTGCACCGCAAGTAGATCAAGTCCGCAAATATGATTCTCGTGTTGCAGATGCTTTAGCAAAAACTTTATTTGACAAGCAAGTTCTTTCTGGCAAGTTTGTTCATGCAGTTGATCGTGACATGAAGGCTGAGTTTCCAACTGCCACTAAGACTGATCGTGAACTTGCTCAAGATTACTTGCAAGATATGTGGGATATTGAGACTGGTATTGCTCCAAAAAATTCTGTTGATACGTCACGTTATACTGATATGCAGCAGAAGATGGCGCAAGCTCTCATGGACAAGCTATACACTCCTACCAGAGAACTGCAACGCGAAAAACGTATGCTGGTAGAGGAGGCCGATGGAACTCGTCGCCTGCCTCGTCAGTCTGAATTTTATGCGCCTAACATGCTTTCACGGAAAGCTATTGATTTATTTACACGTGGCGATAATCCAGAAACAGTTGAAGCCGCTAAACGTGATTGGGCAAATCATATTGTTGAGCGTTCAAAAGATAGTCATAATCCGATTAAGTTTGATGACGCTTACGAAGGAGTGACTGGATACGTTGATGCACTTGGAAAGACTGGTGCGCATTCAGCAGACTTTGGTGCGCTACGTAAAGCCGCCGGATTTGGCATACCTAGCTCTCTACGCGAGCGTGATGCATACGAAGTCGCGCGGCGTTATGGTATTCGCTACGCTCGTGACTTTGCAAAGTTTGATAACCTTGAACGTGATTCTTACGTGCGCAGTAAACTTGCGCTAGAAGACCCTGAAACTGGCCGTGTATCTAGTGCTCCAGATAACGGACGTTTGACTTCGCATGAAGAAGTTAAGGATGCAATGAAGTTTGTCAACGATAGCTTTGAGAATCAACGCAGTCCAAAGATGCTATCGCTTGCACGTGTTGTATCAAACAGCTTGCTTGCGCTACCAACTGGTGTCAGAGACTTTGTTTCTATTCCAGCGAACACTATTCCTTACCTGCGCAATGCTGCTGACTATGCTGACGTTGTCAAAAGCTTTGTTGACATGCGTAAAGAATGGCGCAATTCACTGGATGTTGGCGCAAGAACTGGTGCGCATCCATTGAACAGCATTGATGCTCCGCAAGGTGACGACAAGATCGTAAATGCGTTTAATACGGCGGCTGAAATGCTTCGCAAGTATTCTGGTCGTGATGCACTTGAACAAGTTAATCGTGCATGGACGTTTGCTATTGGCAAGAACCTAGCTGAACGTGCTGTAAAAACCGATAACAAGAAATTCCTTGAACGTTTTGGTAAGTTCGGAAAACGTGAAGATGGAACTTATGACACCAATTTGCTTGCAAAAGCATTTACAGATCGTGTGCAAGGTAGCTATGATGGCCGTGGCCTTTCTGCAAGTGTTGTAGATGGTATGGCTTCTCCTTGGTTTCAGATGTCTCGCTGGAGCTTAGAGAAGTCCAACATCATTTGGCAAGACATTGTTAAACCTGCATACAAACAGAATGATTACATTCCTCTGTTGACCTACACTTTAGGCACAATGGTAACTGGCACAGTGATTGAACAGTTGAACGAAATCATGGCCGGTGGAAAGAAATCGCAAAATGCGAATTGGACAGAATTGGCGGCGGCTGATAAACAAGGTTTGCTAGATAAAAAGCAGTATGCTTTGCGTCTTGCTAACATTGCGCAGCTTGGTTCGTTTATGGGAATTATTGGCGATGCTGCTAAAGTTGGCGCAGATACACTTACTGGTGAAGTTCCCCATGGTGTGACAGTTCCTACTGTTGATTTCCTCACACAAGGAATCTGGCAAAACGTAGAAAACTTCTCTCGTGCGGTTAGTGATGGTGCTGATCCGATTGATGCAATCGAAACACTCGCACTAAACTTCGCGAAGACACAGTCCCAAATGGGACGAATGATCAACAACTTTGCTAAACCGGAAGACGTTGATCGTTCAAACAAAATGCGTGATTTGCGTGTCTTCAACAAGATTACTGGAATGGAACTTCCTCCAGCAGATCATGTTGTAAATAACCCTGCATTCCGTGAGAATGAAACACGATTCAAGAAAGAAAGCGATCCAGAAAAGATTGGTGATGAAGTTTCTGGTTTGATGACTGAACTGACGAAGATTGGAGAATCTGATCCTGTTAAAATGATGAAAGCATTTGAGCGTGTTAAGCGTATGTCTTACAACACGATGCCTTCAATGGATCATGATATGTATCAAGCCGCCCGTTACTGGCAATATATGGTTGATGCCTACGGCCAAGATGAGGCTACGAAACGGTTTGAGGATAACATGAAGCAGACAATGCTTAACAAGGTTAAGGCATCCCTGATTCCGAAGATTAGCTAGCTAGTTAGTCTTTCCCTCGCTTACGAATAACTTCAACGTAGAAAATTACCGCGCAGATAACAAGCGCGGTAATTTTTTCGACTGCTATAATTGCGTCAATGACTTGGTATGACGTAGTGTGAAACGGCATAATTATTCCTCCCACTTAATTGATGTAACACCAGTTATATCTCCACCTGAGATTAGTTTTCGCAACTTGATTATTTCTTCCATAGGAGTCCCCTTTGGGATAATGATTTTTCCGTTTCTTCCCCAGCGAATTTTAGCGTCTAACGTAGCATGCACAGTCGCCTTAAGTTCATAGGCTTGGGCGGCTGATATTGGTTCCATATCAACTGCGTGCTCAATTACAGCACAGTATGTTTCTAGTCCGTTTGGAGCCTGCTTTACAATAAGCTTACGAGCACTGACCATGTAGTTGACAATCTCTTTTAGGTCAGCCTCACGGACTTCCGCAAAAAACTCTCGCAGCAATTCTGCAAATGAGCATGGTGCATTGCCTCTAGCAAGGAAGAACTTTGTTATCTTACGCGAAACATTAGCAAGAGGATTTCTATTTCCTACTTGCAACGCAAGATGCATAGACTTCTCTGCATGTTCTAAAACATCAAGAGCATTTTGTATGTCATCTGTCGTAAGTGTCATTTCAGTTGAATCTGCAAAATGCAAAGCCATTGCAGTTTTCATTACATGCAAGTCTTTGCGTGAATAGTAGTGAACCATTTTTTGGTCACGGTTGACACGGTAATTAGGATAAATATCTTGATACCATGTCTTCAGCATTTGCCACGCTTCTGGTGTAAGTTTAACTTCACCATAAAGTTGTGACAGCTTACGAATGTGCGCTAATAGTGTTGCTTTACTGTGAAGCTGATCGTCAGTGACCGCCGCTGATTCCAATTTATAGAAACGCTTTCCATAGCCAAAAATAAAAAAACTGCGTGAACTCATGCCTTCGTTGAGCAACGAATCGTCAAATGTTTTTGCCATGTAGTCTGGTGTTGTGCCGCCAGCAAAGTTCAAGCATACACGATGCACACAATCTTTACCTTGGTGTTTTGTGCGGTATTCATACTTCTCAGAGCAGTCATACGCTTCTAGCATGAAGTTCACGATACTGTCAGTTCCCTTCTTAATTAGGTTTGACAACTCCGTAGAAATGAACGCAAACGAGTTGTGCGTATACATTTTGCGGCGGCCATTAGCATCAGGTGAGTGCATTACACAACGTGTAGATGCTGCCATATCTTGAATCAATTGTTCGTATGTTGTAGCATCTGGGCCAACAGGAAACAGTGATAAGTTCTTTTTTTGTATGTCATCGGATGCACCACTTTGTTTGTCTGATGAAAGAATTGCATCAGTTAAATCATCTTTATGACAAGGTGTTTGACGAAGTTTTGCTAAAATAGATTCAACATCATTGAGCGATTTGTCATGCCATTTGTGCCAGCTTAAAAGTTCTTTTGCTGGTTTCAAACTTTGACCTTTACCAATTCCCGGTTCTGCCACAAGGAACAAATATATATTAGGATAAAGCTGCTGACCTCTGATAGATACCCACACGCGGCGTTGTAATGACGCTGCTATGAGCCAACGAAATGACCAATCAATGAACTCTTGTGGAGACTCAACATCTCGCATCATGTTGTTCCAGTGTTCTAGGTTAGTGAGCATTTATTTAAGTCCTTGTGGATTATACTTTTCATTATAGTCTCCCCAATTTTTACCAATCTTAACTTCACTTCGCATCTTAAAGGTCTCGCCGCGTATGCCAACCAAGTTTTGGTTTAGCAACTCAGTCATCTTGGCCGCGGCCTGCTTTATATCTTGGTCTGGGGCTTGAACCAAGAATGAGTCGTGACAGTTATTCAAAACAATCCAATCATGCAAGTTATTTTCGATGATGAAATCAGTCATTCTTGTGACAGCGATGTTTGTGATGCACCCTACGGTTGATTGTGGAATGAATGCGTAAGCTTCTTTTTCGTCAAATTTTAGTTTTCTGAATTTTCGTGGGTAGCCAAATAAATTTCTTAATTCTCCACACTTCTCAATTCGTTGTTCAACATAACGGTGAAATATGTGAAGTTCTGGGAATGCTACGTCGCGATAAGTCGAAAGAAACTTTGCGCCGGTGGCTGGAGATATAACAACCTTGCCGCCGCTCTTTGCCAAGATACCCTCAACGAAGGTGTTTTCTTTAACACCGTAGTTTCCTGAATGGCAGGTTGTTTTGTAAAAATAATAATAACGACTTGCTGACGGGTTACCATCAGATGCAGCGACAGCTTTTGCGAACGCTGGCCAGTTAGGATGATTCTTTAATTCAGCAATAGGTGTCTTTGCAAATTCGTGAACCATTGGAAACTGCTTAATCCAATGTTCTGGAAAGAACACACCAAGATAAACATGCGGTTTGATACCATGTAGAAATAAATCACGAAACCTACCAGGTGGACAAAGATACGCTACAATAAGAGCTTCTGCGCCAGCTTGGTCTGCTTGAGCAAAACTCATACCATCGTCAGCAATGGCAAGTGATCGCGTAGATTTCTCCCAGTTCTGCATATTGCCGCCAAAACTTCGGGCAGCTTTACGCTTGCTTCCCCAGAGTTTTGCAGAGCCTAAACGAAATGTATTAGTTTTTGCTAGCTTAAAAGCTGTGGTAAAACGTTGATGTTTTGACATAGTAAAGTTAATTATCGGCTTCTCATATTTCCAGAGAATGCTATCACTAAAGTCATCACAGACTTCATGTGTTCTCGGAATTTTGTAAAGGCGTTCATCTGGTGTTCCTGACAGTTCATTTGCCCAGTAGTATCTTTTGAAGGTTTCATTTGGAAACTCTTGTTCAAGATGCTTTTTTGCGCTTTCTTGATAATCTTCTGGAATCCATAATTTAATGCCATCGGTGCTGTGCCAATTTGTTTTTAGTTGTCGGCCATCAGTTGTAATTCCGAGAGCGCGATCAATAGAGATCATAATTTGTAATCAATTTCCATGTTTGGCACACACACTGTTTTCAGCCACATCATGAGCATGTTGTAACATTGTGGTGTGTTACTTATCATTGGGCCAGTCCAGTTCGATTGACCAATACGAGGATCATGAACAATATATTTTAACTCTTTATTAGCTGCAAACATATTTTCAAGTTCCTTAGTTGCAGTCTTAAGAACAACGCTAAACACGTGCATACTTGGACCAGTATCTTTGAAGAACGCGTCAACGTCCATGCAGGGTTTAATTTTGATCGGAGCAAAGTAAACATTTTTTACAAATGCAAACTCTGCTGGATCACCAGCTTCTGTGCAACGATTACACGTGCCAGCGATAATAAATAAACCGTCTGGATTTGCACGGACAAAGTCACGAGTTAGATACAAGGGGATTTTCATAAAGTGCCTTCTGTCGTTCGTAGATAAAACGTTTAGTTGGGTTTGCTTCAAAATATTCGTCGTCAAAACCTTGTTGTTGCTCTGACAAATTTCCTGTAAAGCTTTCGTGCAAGGACTCACGATACTGTGGCGCATAAGGTTTTTCCCACAACACCCAGTTTGCAAATGTAGAAGTTTCTTTTTTCACTTCCGCAAACTTCAGGCGTAATGGAATCATTGGATTAAACTTTTCTTGTCGGGCCAGCCACAACCCTAGCTTTAACATAGCCTTTGCGTCAACTGCATCTTCGCCAGCGTCAGTCTTGTGTGGACATTTGTAACCAAGGATATCATAGAAATATCGGGCGGCCTGTTTTCCAGATGTCATCAGACCAGCTTTTGATTTACCTTGCAACGCTTCGTAGTTTTCTTTACCTACGAGAATTCGTGCAATGCGTAAAAGTTGCATCAAGTAACGATCGTTTGTTTCCAGCATCTTTTGCCACTTCTCGTAATCTGCTTTCATACCTTTGAGAGTAGCTAGAAGATATGGATAAATCATTGCTTGACCCTGCGCTATTGATGCGCACAATCCAGCATCTTTTGCGCTTTCACGATCAATGGCTTCCTTAATAAGTTGCATTCCCCAAACATCTTTAGCATTATATTGCCACAATTGCTCTTCTTGCTCGCGTGTCTTAGGATCAAACACTCCTTCGTCTTTATGATAAGGTTCATCTGTCCACAGTGACAAACAGTGGCCGAGAGATTTTTCAGCCTCCGGCCAGCATCTATTTTGCGCTATAATCGTATCATACAAACGCCTACCGAATGGAACACGATACTCATGCGCAAGCACTAACCAATCAAAACCGTGACCATTGTGTGTAACACATAGGTTACGCTTCATTGCGCCACCAAGTGCGGCCAAGATTTTACACAACGTTAATGTATCGTAGGCATATGTTCCGTTATATCTACGAATTGGAATCACAATAGTTGGACCTTCCGTCCAGCGAAATCCAATACAAGTTAGTTCACGTGTCAGCAGTGTTTCAATATCGAGATATAGTGTGTCGTTCGTTTTGCTTTGAAGTTCGGAGATAACTCTTGTTGCAGTTGGCTGCGTAACAACGAATGGCGGCTTAGATCTATTGATGTTCCCGCTAAGAAAGCGCACACACTTGGCCAGATCTTGACTGAGCCAGAATTTGAAGTTCTGCCTACTCGTTGCCCCCTTGTGACCTTTAGCATCCGTATCGTCAGCATCTTCAGAATCTTCATCCGAGCCGCGAAAATTTTCATTAAGTCTTGCCTCGTAATTTTGGACATCGCAGGCGTCCTGTGGTGTAAATGAGCAAATTGCTGGGATGTCAAAACAATCATAGATTGGACTTCCACGTTGTGGTAATAGTTCTGTATAGCGTCCATGTGTCCATTCTTGTAGAGCAGTTTGCCCTAACAATAGTATAAGTTTTGTTCCTGTGAGAAGACCATCGTTAAGTGTGTTACTGGTGCGAATGTCACAATGGAAGCGAAGAATCTTTCCATCAGAAAGCTTTCGCAATTCGGTCCAGAACCATGCACCAGCATTTGCAGAAATAAGTTCTTGCGTGTCAAAACGTGATGGGTTTGACAACACAATAGTTAAACCGCAGTAGGCTAGTTTAGGTTTGTGACGAAGTGCGTTGGTGGGGGTCATTATACGGTAAAAGTTTTTATTAAGGCCTTAGCGCAGACGTTAGCTGGAGCATGTTTGATTACTCTAGCTAGATCAGTGTCATCCTTTAGTATCCCAAAGTTTTGCATGTAAACAAGATTGTCAAGATACTCAGCCCACTGATCGCCAACTAAAGTTTTTTCAGCTTCACGAATTGCGCTAAGGTCACTACAATAGTCAGGTAGACACTTAATAGTATGTAAACTAAACTTATTAGGTGTCCAACCACACAATTTTGACAACAAAACATTTAACTCCTCATCGCTGTATTCTTTTGTCATAGCTTTCCTTTCACCGCTTCAAGCTCAAGATTAGGTTGACGATTAGCCGCCTTCTGCTCTGTAAATTTCTGCGGATAACGAACTTTAAGTTTGGCAATGTTGGCTGCCATAACTTCATCGAGCGGCCAATTCATTTCATTGCAAATAATTGCAATATACCAAAGAATATCGCCAAGTTCTTCAAAAACATTTTCGGTATTGAGAGGCTGCGCATAGAAGATATGTTTCTTGAGAGCGTCGGCTAGTTCACCTGATTCAGTGCCTAAGCCAATAGCTCCATGCAATAAGCGTTGTTGTCGATGACCACTCAACATTTGTCGAGCTTTGTCATAGTTACATTCAGTCCGCTGTGCGGCTTGTTGGTATTCTTGTGGTGTCATATTTTTGTTTGTTCTCCCCAAACTGCTGCTGGTTAAGAATCTCACATTGAACGCACTTGAAACAATGCTTGACTCCTAACCAGCAGAATGTTTATTTAGAATGCACCGCTAAGAGACGGCAGTTGCATACGGCTAGCATCAATGAAATTAGAAATCTCATTGTTATAACCTTTGATTTCATTGCCATCCTCATCAAGGATAGCATCAGCTTCCTCGGGTTTGATACCAGCCTCTTTCTGCTCCTGAGTAAGTTCGTTGCGGCGAACATACTCAGTTGACTTAACCTGAGCATTGAAGGCTTTACCAATCAGCTGCTTGCCAACTTCCAAAGGATTGTCGAGATCAATGGTAGTAGGCAAACCAGCTTGACGGCAAATGTCAAACCAACGTTCCTTAGCTTTCTCAGTAAGCGTGAAATAAACTGGCCGCACCTTCGTGCCGCCGATTGCTTTGTTGATACCGAGAACATTTACCGTAGGTTGACACACCATCTTTTTAGTGGTAGGATCAGTCACACGATAACCAATAAGTTCCCATTCAGTGACGAACATGGGATTACCAGATGACTTGCTAAACGAGAAGTCAACATTGGTGCAGCGCACAACGTAACTTCCGCCTGGCAAGCGATCCTTAGAAGTCAACTGTTCAGGTTGACCAGCCGCAGCTTGCGTGTTATGTTTGGTGGATTCGAGTGTATTACTCATTTGTTTTGTGTTTGTTTTTGTTTATTAGTAGTAACGATACTAGCGTTTGCGCCAAATGGCGTAAATTGATTTTAAGTGTTTCTTGCCATCATCGGTAAGAAGAAGATACCGTTCAGCAAAATCTTGTGTGCAAAAGTTACAGAATCTTACGGCTTTAATAGCACCATGAAGCGCACGAAAATTTAAGTTAAATGAACGTGACGTAACTTTAACTTGATGACAACGAGCACAGTATTTCGGTTCAGGATTACTTGATTTTGTTTTATGTTTCATAAACTGTATTTCACTTGGTTTCCTTCCACTTGTCGATTGTTCGCAAGAAGGCTTCGGCGCGTTGGGCGGCAGTGGCATTATGAAACAGCCATAACTTCTCGACTTCTGATTTTCCTGCTAGGCTAATGATGCTGTGTAGCGCCCATTGATAACTGGTCCACAGGGAAGCTCTAGTCAAGGTTGCTAGCGCATCGTGCATTGCGTTGAGGTCGTTGAGGTAGTCGGGAAGCACCGTGTATATGCCACGTGGATTTTCTCCATTACACCCGTCTTTGAAATCTGTGACGTGGCAGCATCGCCGCCACCCACACGCCTCTGCTATCGCAATTCGTTGTTGTTCGGGTGTCATAGATATACTTCTTTCCAGTTAATTTCTGATGGTTTGTTTTTGTCTTCTTGTAGGCAGATTGTTTTGCCACGCAAATGCGGACAACGACAACCACAGTTTACAGCCTCCTGCGTTTCAAATGAAATACTAAGGCGGCCATCTTTTTTATAGTCACGAAACATATAACCGATTGCGTCAGACTTCGAAGCAGCAATAGCTTTAATCTTTCCAGTCAAGTCTAGATCTTTAGTAGCAACAAGGCTGTCAGTCTTTTGTTCTTTACCACTGATAAACTTTTCACGTAAGTGCCCGACAAGAATAATGTGTGGCGCAAGTCCATCAAACATAAACAGAACTTTGTGAAAAGCTCTACGCAACCATTCATACCCAGCACCATTTGGCAAGTTTAACACAGTTGATTCTGTGAAATTCTTCCCGATACCGGAAGCTTTATACATTCGTGTGCCTTCAACTTCGCACCATTCTTCAATGGCAGTAATTGTGTCAAGTGCAATGTAATCGTATTTGTGGGATGCGGCACGAATCGACTTTGCACAGTCTTCGAGTTCTGCAAAGTTGTGAACGCTTACGCGTAACGCTTCAACATTTTCTGAGCCTTCTTCACAGTCAACAATCAAGCAGTTCTTAAGTCCGGTGAGCGCAGTTGTCTTACCAACTTTGGGCGGCCCATACAAGAGCAGACGCTTGGGGTTAATGCGAAGTGCTGGTTGTGGAGTTGTAGGTAGGGTTATCATTTTTGTTTGTTAATAAAGAAACACCAAAATCTGTAAAAAGTATTATACGGAAACTTTGTGACTTCAAACTTAAACGTCCAACAGTTACCCCTTTCGTGGAAACCAATAGAATACTTTTTAGTAAGAATAATGCTCATTTCTTGGCTGCGTTATGTTTATTCAAAAATTTTTGCACGTCATTTTTGAAGCGTTCAAAATACCAGAAGCTATCATCAGCCTCCTCTTGCATCATAGATACGACTTGCATATCTTTTGTGAGAAAGTCTCCGCCATGTTCACGCTGGCCTTTCGCAAACTTCGTGAGGCGGCGAATCACGCTATCAGCAAGAACGTCAGCCATCCATTCTTGCGTAGTTGGTTGCCACAGTTTATCTGTGATGCTGAATTCGTGGATAAGTTCCATGATAGTTTCACGGAGTGTCTTTGATAGATGTTTTATTTTTTCTTGGTTCATACAGTCAATGGATTATAGTCTGTGTCACGAGCAAATTTTGATGCAAGTAATTCTTCTTGGAGTGCCTCTTCAGTCTCCGCACAAACGTCAAAGAATAAACATTTACGCCCGTAACCTTCAGATTCACAGGCGGCATTTATGAGACCATTACGCGGCTGTTGTTCTTCGACAGGTTTATCAAGTTGCAAACAAAGATTCCATAGCATTACGCGAAATTCATCTAGCATCTTCTCAGTGAATTTATAGGCTTCGCTACACTGAAATTTAACCTTTGTTGCATCAGGATTCAGGAATACTCCTTCAATGAATACATATTTGTTTTCGCACTCTAACCAACGCTTAGCAAGCGTGTTATCTCCAGGAAAGTTTAGCCGCTGCTTACACATTTCCGTGAGGCCAAAATAATAAAATAGTAACTGTGTGCTCAGTTTATATTTCGCAAAGTATTCGTCAGGCATTGTGCCGCTCGTTGTTTTGTAATCACGGATTGCCATTACATCTGGATTGTTTACGTGTGTGCAGATGTCGTCGATTGTTCCACAGATTGATACGTCAATGTGAGCGCCAGAATAGAACGGAACAATCCAAGGAAGTTCTACTAGTGGCTGATTTGTTTTCGGTGAATTGAGTGTTTTCCATTCACTCTCACTAAAGTTGTAATACATGCAAACCAACTTAAAATAATTTTCGTCACTAAGATATTCTTTGCGATACTTAGTGTAAGTTTTGTCAGCCTCGCGATTACGTGCTGCCCAACCAGCCGCAATTGCTTCGTTAAGTTGGTCTGGATTCTTGCGTAATGTTGCTACGAATTCGTGGAATGCTGTGCCGAATGTGATGTCGTTGCCCACCATGCGTTCATGGTATCCATTGAGAATATATTGTAAACGACGAAGACAAGCTCCACGACGAAGTGCAGATGAATTTAGACGAATGTGGCGTTTCATTTTTTAGATAAGGCTTGTCGCATTGCGCTAACTTTGGCAGCTTTGGCGGCTAGTTCTTCAGGTGTTGGTTGAAGAACATTTAGTTTTGCAAGTAGTTCAGCTAGTTGTTCTTTCTTTGAAAGTCTCGGTTGTTTTGTGCCGCTTGCAGATTGTTTTGCAGATGTAATTATTCTAGGTTGAATAGGTTCAGGCGGCCTAGTTGCTGGAAAGTAGCATGAAAGATATTGTGTAAGTTGTTCATCTGATAATGCTTCAAGTCCTTCCGGTGGAAGTTCAAGTAGTTGTTCAATGGTCATGATAAATTCTGATTAAATGAATGCGCTGATTAGTTAAAGTCTTCACGGTTATTTCACTATCGTCAACAAGACTAACTAAAACTTTAACTTCAGACATATCTTGTTCTGACAAGGCAAAACCATCATCAAGAATTAGTTCTTCTTTACCAGACTCAAGCCATGCTTCAATATGTGCCCGCCAATTTACTGTAATTGCATCACGCACATGAAAAGCGTTGGCAATAATATTATTGTGAACTGCTGCTTGATGCGAATATTTGTCTGCGTTAGAGCGAAAGCAGAGCACAACTCCTTTGTCAGTTTTCTTGAGCAAAACATCTTCACGCAAAGTATTATATCGTGAATCTGTGCTATCAAGATGGTCAATGACGTAAGCAAATGCTTGATGAATTTTTTGCTGGAGTGTGTGCGAATTCAACTTACCGCGCAAGAATTCTTTGTCTTGACGATTTGCTATCATTGCGTCGAGGGTCGGAATCAACGCTTTTGCATAGCCTTCCTTGTAATAAGGTGGAATGGTTTCATACCGTGGCCGCCCAAGGGGAGTCTTTGGAATCATTCCTCTTTGCGAAGGAAGTTCTAAGTTGGTATCTTGTGCCATATTGATTGTGGTATTAGCAAATAGTATGCCACTTGATATTAGCTAAAACATATTCTCACCGAGAACTTGTTTGCGCTTGAAGTATTGTTTGATACTACGAAAGTTACCTTTCAAACGAGCACGATTGGCGAAAAGAATCTCTGCGTCTTCGTCAGTTCCACCAAACGCTTTAGCAAAAAGCTGGAAGTCTTCAAAGGTTCTTTCTGCGAGCGGTAGAAGAAATAGTGTGAATGTGCTAATACGATAGTAAAGATCAAGACGAAACTTTACATCAAGAACATCATTGTCTTCAATGTCAATACGTGTGGCGCAAATGATACGACAATGAATGTCTTCATCTGTATTCGAACCTACGCGGCGAATCTTACGTTCTTCCAGAGCACGCAAAAGTTTTGCTTGAAGTGGGTAAGACATATCTCCAATCTCATCGAGGAACAATGTGCCACTACGAGCTTCAGCAAATAAGCCGCACCTGTCTGCGTGTGCACCTGTAAATGCTCCTTTAACGTGACCAAACAATTCGGATTCAAG